CCGGCAGCACTGCCACCCGCAACGCCGACGTAGCGACGATGGGTCCGACTGTTGCGCCGCTGAAGACGACTGGCCCTGAACTAATAACCAATGGCGGGGCAGAGACTGGCGACACAACCGGGTGGACTACAAGCGGGACAGCTACCCTTACAGCGCAGACATCAAATGCACCGTTTGGTGATTATGCTTTCCTGTTTACTGCTGGCGGCACTGACGGCGACAAAGCCACGCAGACCATCAAAACTGAAGTTGGCAAGCGCTACCAGATTAACTTTTACGGCAATCACAATTCTGGTGACGGCGCTAACATTGAGATTGAGGGCGTGCTTGAGTTTCCCGATGCTCCAACTTTGAACAGCGGTCATGTTGGATGGCAGGAGCGAACCGCTTACTTTACTGCCACCTCGACATCTCATGTCATTGCGTTCCGAGAACGTGGCGCAAACAATAATGCCTCAATCTACGTTGATGCGCTTTCAGTGAAGGAGGTGCAAGACGGCACTGAGCTTGTGACCAACGGAACGTTTGACACTGACACGACTGGCTGGACAAGCTCTCATGCAACCCTATCGGTTTCTTCAAATAAACTAAGAATAGAAGCTGACAACGCCACCGGAGGAATTGTTGCTTATACAGCAAGCGATGTTCCAGTCGTTTCGGGGCGGCGCTATAGGCTGACATCAGATGTGACGATTACGTCTGGCAATGGGTTGCAAGCCAAGGTCTACACATCTGGCTTTGCCACTTTGGTAGGTAACGGCAGCACTGTCTCTTCTGGAACCGGCACATCAACTCTTGATTTCACAGCCACAACAGACAGCGTAATTGTGAGCTTTGCGAGGATTTCGTCGTTTTCTGCTGACGATGATTTTCTTCTGGACAACATAAGCATCCGCGAACTGTACCCGTTCGAGGCTTACAACCCCGCAGAGGGGACGTACTACGTTCACAGCAAGAGGTCCACAGATGCAAACACACGTTTCTTTATATTCAATTCTCTTGCTGATGGAGTCTCGCCTGTTGAGCAAATGTATATTTGGCATTGGGAAGGAAGCTCAAATGAGCAAAACATTAGGTGGAAAATAGACAGCAGCGGTTCAGCAGTTGCAGATTCAATAGTCTCTGAGGATTTAAACGCAGACATGCGTTCTGCTGTTACCTTTAAGACAAATGTGGCGGCTATTGCTGTAAATGGAGGGGCATCCAGCTTGGACACGAGCGTGACTGTGCCGCCAATAGATAAATTTGCTTTTGGCTGGAACGAGATTGGAGCGACTTCCTATTTAAACGGACACATAAAGCAGGTGTCTTACTACCCACGCGTGATGTTTATTGATGCTTTGAAGGCTTTGACCGATGACTGATGACCTCGACAACACCCCGCCGCCTCAAGTGGACTGGTACATTAAAGTAGCTGACAGGGCCGCTCTGATTACCGCACTGAAAGGCCCAAGCGAAACGCGAGACACCTATGACGATGACGGCAATGTCAGCGGCAGCGAGACGGTGTATCCGCACAGCATCATCACACAGGATGAGGATGACAATGATGTCATTCGTGCCACAGCGTGGGTGCGGGTGGACGAGATTGGCAGCATCTATGCGCCGACTGGCAACACGCTGGCCGATGATGAAGGCAACGAGTACCCTGAGATGGCGGCTGTGGCTGGTTACCACGCTAATCTGCGTAAGCTGAGTGACAAGGCCGACACGCTTATCCAGCACCTTGAGGATGGCGGCGACACGATTACGCCACCTGCCACACCAGCGAGGGGGTTTGCGTGATGGAAGTGTCCGGCCTTATAGACATCCTGATTGGCGCCATTGTGGCCGGTGGCGGCTGGTGGCTGAACCGTATGGCCAATGAACAAAAGAGGCTGGAGATTCTGGTCAACCGCACCAGGGAGGACTACGCCACAAAGTTTGAACTGCGTGATGACATGAACCGTGTTATGGAGGCACTGCACCGCGTTGAGGACAAGCTCGACAAGGTGCTACAGGCAAGCAACTAATGCTGGCGGAGCTTGCAGCGGCCAATGCTGCCTTCGCCGTAATCAAGCAATGCGTCCAGAACGGGCAGGACATTGCCAAGGCTGGCAAGGCCATTGGCAGTTTTGTATCCGCAAAGGAAGAACTGCAACGCACCGGCAACAAGAAGCGTGCCAGAGGTGTGGGCGGCAGTGACCTCGAAGAGTTTATGGCTCTTGAGCAAATCAAAGCCAACGAACAGCAACTCAAAGAAATGATGATTTACGCTGGTCGGCCCGGAATGTGGCGGGATTATGAGCGTTTCTGCGAAGAAGCCAGGAATGGCCGTGCTGCCGCGGCAAAGGCTGCTGCAAGGAAAAAGGCAGAGTTACAAGAGAAGATAGGCTTGGGCCTTGTAGGGCTGCTTCTAGCGGCCTGTCTGGGCGGTCTGGTATATATTGTGCTGCTTATGAAGGGGAATCTGAGATGAGTGCGCAACAGATGCTTGAGTGGAAGCTATTGCCACGCTTTATGATGTTCGTCATGACCATCATGTACATCCGTGTGGTTGAGTGGGGCATGTCCCTCGAAGCGATTACGACACAGCAGAGCGCAATGGTCAGCGTTGTTTCCGGCGCGATGACTGGTGCCTTTGCGGTTTGGCTGGGGAGTGAGAAGAAATGATTCAGGCGCTTATAGGCCCAATAGCAGGGCTGGCTGGTAGCTGGCTCGAAGGCAAGGCAGCAGAGAAAGCGGCCAAGTCCCAAGTAAAGGTTGCCAAGGCAGAGGCCGAAGCAGAGGTGATGAAGACAGCCGCCACGCATGATTCCAAGTGGGAACTCATCATGGCGCAGTCCACACAGACATCCCTCAAAGACGAAATCGTCACGGTGATTGTGCTTATCCCTGTCGTGCTGGTGTTCATCCCCGGCATGGAAGGTGTGGTCAAGAACGGCTTTGACCGGCTGAATGAACTACCCGACTGGTATCAATATTTGGTATTCTTGGTGTGCAGCGCTGCCCTTGGCATCAAAGGCTTGGATAAGTTTAGGAAGAAGTGATGGCTAAGAAACCCGGTTTATACGCAAACATCCACGCGAAGCGCAAAAGAATAGCCGCTGGCTCCGGCGAGAAGATGCGCAAGCCTGGCGCAAAGGGCGCACCGACTGCTTCGCAATTCCGCGCCGCAGCAAAGACAGCCAGGAAGAAAACAAAATGAATCTAGTGAAGCTGTGTGACGACCTCAAAACTGATGAGGGTTGCGTCAACGAGATTTACATCTGCCCCGCGGGCCACCCGACCTTTGGCGTAGGCCATATGATTACAAAGAAAGACCCTGAACATGGTAAGCCAGTTGGCACTAGCGTTAGCGACAAGCGGGTACGGGAAGCCTTCGAGGCGGACATCACCATCACGCTGCAAGACTGTGAAAAGCTATATCCAGACTTTGCTGACCTGCCGGAAGAGGCGCAGCTAATCATCGCCAATATGGTCTTCAACATGGGCCTCCCTCGCATGTCCCGGTTCCGCAACATGAGGGCTGCGGTAGATGACAGGGACTGGGAACGCGCGGCGGATGAGATGAAAGCCAGTTTGTGGTATAACCAAGTGACGGCGCGGGCTGAAAGGCTCGTTGAGCGTATGCGCAATGTTTAGTGTGGAGACTTATATGCCATATTCCAAATATTCCCCAAAGCAGAAGCGCCTGGCAGCTATGGCCAAGCCTCGCAAGAAAATCACTGGTGCTGACCTCAAGAAGACTACCAAGATGAGGAAGAAGAAAAAGTAATGGCGCCGAAAGCCGACTCAAGATTGAAACGGGCGGGCGTCAGCGGCTACAACAAGCCGAAGCGTACTCCTAGCCATCCCACTAAAAGCCACGTTGTTGTCGCCAAGTCTGGTGGCAAGGTGAAGACTATCCGCTTTGGACAACAGGGGGTGAGTGGTGCTGGCAAAAGCCCTAAGACTGCATCAGAGAAGGCGCGTCGCAAGTCATTCAAAGCCAGACACGCCAAGAACATTTCCAAAGGAAAGATGTCCGCTGCCTACTGGGCAAACAAGGTTAAGTGGTAAAGACACGCAACCCGCAAGCCAAGAGCCTGATGAGCAAGCTGTTCAAGCCGCGCGTCATCATGCCGAAGAAGGGCAAGGGTAGTTACTCCCG